TTGCGCAGGTTAGACGGAGGTTATGTCCGGCGATATCATACCAGACCTGAGCTTGGTTACGAGCAAGACGTTGCCGCCCATTCATGGAGAGCGACGGTATTACTCCACACCCTTTGGCCTGATGTAAGCAAAAATTGTCTGTTGCATATGATGTATCACGATGTGGCCGAGGGGCAGTTAGGAGATCTGCCTGCGACAACCAAGTGGCGACACGCAGAGCTTTCTGCAATGATGAAAGATCTTGAAACAGAAGTCGAGCGCGAAATGGGAGTGTTTATCCAACTCGACTCTATTGAAAAGGCTATGTGTGATGTAGCTGATAAACTTGAGCTAGTGCTACATTGTCACCGCTTGTTGAAGATGGGTAACACTTATGCCAGAGATGTGTTTGTGCGAGGGTTGAACTACATACTCAAGTACGAAGATGCGGACTGGTTTGCCCCAGTCAACCGATTGGTGAAACAGTTAAATGAAGATTAGTTTTAGCATCGAGATAGACACTAAGAACCCGCTACCAGCCGAAGAGCTTGACACACTTATAGACGAGCTTTACGAAGCGGCTGAAATCTTAGAAAACTTCAGGAGAGAATACCTGAACAAGGAAAACATACAAGACAAATAAGTCCGCGTTATAATAATTTTGTTCTATAGAAAGGGGGCAATCAATGAACATATTCATACTCGACTGGGATCCAGTTACTTGCGCTCAATGGCATTGCGACAAGCACGTTGTAAAGATGCCACTTGAAACCACACAGATGCTCTGCTCTGTGCATTGGCGTTACGACAACGCCGCTCCGTACCTGCCCGTCCACCAAAAACATCCTTGTACTTTGTGGGCTGGTCAAACCATCACCAACTACCAATGGCTCTGGCAACTTGGCATCGCCCTGTGCGAGGAGTACAGTTATCGTTATGGCAAAGTTCACGGTTGTCAACGTATTTTGCAAATGGTTCGTTCAGCACCTGATGGACTCACTGCCTTCGGTTTTACAAAAGCCGCTCAAGCTATGCCCGATGAGTACAAATCGTTTAGCCCCATCGTCGCATACCAAACTTATTACATGAACGACAAAGCGAGATTTTGTAAATGGAAAAACAGGCCGATCCCTCCCTTCATGGAGGAGACAATGTCCTCCCTTTCGAGAGAAGAAAAAAGCAAAGTAGCGTGAGTGAGGTAAAGTACGAAGACGTTGAAGTCTTGCTGTGCTCACTCTGCGGATCTTCTAGTTTCATGCTTCTGTCTGAGACAACACAGATAGGATGCTCAAGTTGCGGATATTTGATTGGGGCGCAGTGGTATCAGGGGGAAATAACCTGAAAAAACAAGAGTTTACCCCGAGCCGCATCTGGGTACACACTTATTATAGGTACACAACACAACTCACAGAAAGGAGGTATACGTGTCCGACATCGTCAATGAAAAGCAGTACGAAGTTCTCGAGCGTAAGTGGCAACAAAACTCACAAGATTTGTCATTTGAAGAGTTTTTAGATACTGTTCAACCTACGTTCGGCATGGACAACGCAGTCGTCGTACGATGGTGTGATATGTGGCTGTGTATCGAACGTGACGGCTACTGTCACACTTAATTAATCCCATAAGGAGAAAGTTATGGATTCGCAAGAACTTGCGTCAAACCTACAGAACTTCTACGGTTCTGAAACGATCTACAAGCAACCTGACTTCTTAGGTGGTATGCGTTACACCGAGGGCGTCAAATACTTCTGCGATAATGCTGGCAACGGAGCCTATTGGTTCCTCGATATCGTCAGCACCGAAGCCCCTCCCGAAGACTGCTTCATTACCCTTGGTGTGGACGGTAAAGAGGCACAAATCACCGGCACTGACGGCAACGAAAACCAGACGTGGGAGCGGTTCATAGCCCACACCGATGCACCTGAGGGTAGCTGGACGTTCTGGAAGATGAACGGCACTCTCATCCTGCCGCAGGAGTATTGATATGGTTGCTAACGCGAACTTTCACATCACCTACGTGTCCGATCCTGGACACGGTTATCTGATAGTTACCTCTCACCAGATGCAAATGCTTGGTCTTAACGAGGATAACTTCTCATCGTTCTCTTACAAGAACAACGAGCGCAGTCCCACGCAGTACGCACTCGAGGAAGATTGCGATGCTGAGGTCTTTTTTCAAACAGCAAATGAGCTCGGCATAAAACTCTTCGTGAGCGAAGAGCACGTTGACGACGACCACGCCGTGCGGGGATGGCCCAAAATCCATGACATACCATTCTAACGACAAAGACTACGGGGCAAGGGACTGCCCTGTTTGTGAAAAGGTTCACGACCCTTTCGGGACAGGTGACAACTGGTATGTAGAGTTTGACTGCCAGTATCCGGACACCTGTTATTTTGACGGCTGGCCCGACCCAACTGATATAGACAGTAAGGAGGAGGCATGACACCAATAGCGCACGGGATACAGAAAGTAAGCGATAACTGGTTTATCCTGCGGACAACGTGGAACAATCGTCGTGTCGCGTTTTTCGGTTGCTCACAAGAAGAAGTTTTAGGAAGACTACGGCTGTATCGCCAGAAAATACTTGAGCAATATGGAGTAGCTCACTAAAAAGTCGTGTAGTACCTTGTTATTACTGCCGCATGGCAGTTCAACTCACTTACTCTAGAAAGGAGGGTGTATGGAAGAAAGCAATGATGTACATAGCGTTTGCAATCATTCTTCTGCTGATAATGGTTCTCAACAAGCGGTAGATGTTGAGCACGATCTAGTTTTTCAGATAGAAGAACCACACGAGGACTACTGTTCTCGTTGTCAACAACTCGGCCCCGCCGAGTACGGCGTTAAGATGCACCGTAGTCTGCCATCGCAGACGTGGTGGGTAAAAGCCTTTGAAGTTGACACCCCCGACGACACCAGCCACCTCGTCATGTGTTCCGACTGTTTATACGATGCCCACGTTTACGAGGGTAGCGACGTCGAGCGCGTGACAGTGCAAATGTCTGACGGTTCACCTTACGACCCTAGCGGTCATTTTTTCATTCGTAACACACACAGGGAGGCATCAAGCAATGGGTCTTGATCAATACGCTTTCTTGCGAGAGCGCAACCAAATGCCAGATGACGCCGAAGAACTTGGCGAATCGTTTTACTGGCGCAAACACTCTAGGCTCCAGGAGTTCATGGAAATACAGTGGAACAAGCAGGGTAAGTCTGAAGACCTGAACTGTAAGGATATGCCTCTTACCGAGCAACAACTGCTTGATCTAAAGTATCAGATTGAGCACAACTACCAAGACTGCTTTACTCAGGGGGGCTTTTTCTGGGGACACCAGTTCCAAGAGGAAGCCTGTCGCGAGTACAAAGAGCAGGACTTAGAGTTTGTTGAGCAGGCGTTAGATCACCTCAAAGCAGGAGGCGATGTAGTTTATCGCTGTTGGTACTGACCATGATGGGTGAGAAATGTGTGATTTGCAGACAGCCCCTTGCAGAAGGAGCTAGTTATGCGAACAGGGCGATAGGATGGCTTGAGGGTAACAACCCTTATCCTCTTGCCGAAGACGGTAGAGCTTGCGACAAGTGTAACGACCAAGAGGTCATACCTGCGCGGCTCCTCGGTATAAGGCAATGGAGGTAACGTGAAACTTGTAAAGATCCCTATTGAGGTTTTGCTTAGTCGTAAGCAACAACGAAAACAAAAAAAGATCCCTGCTTATATGCGCGTCATCAATCTTTTGATTGGTGACCAAGCTATTGAGTTTGCGGATCATAAGACAGCCATGCGGGTGTACAACTCCGCCCATGCTTACGTCAAAAGGATGAACATAACAGACTATACTATCGCTGTACGTCAACACGACGGTAAGACTTATGTGTTCAAAAAGCCTCTAACAAAGGATCCCAAGTGAGCGATATCCAGCACAACATTGATGCGCTCATGCACTTGCGCCTCCGCGAGGAACAAGCCATGAGCGTGTTATCAAACAGGAAGGTGAGTTTTACACACAAACTTGAATGTGATACTTTAACCTCGGTCATTGAATTCATATGTACCGACAACCCCCAAGCAACCGAAAGTCTTGCTCAGTACATCAATACCAAGGCCAGACAGGTTGCTCAAATCGAAGCGAGGACCAAGCGCAATGTTTGAAGAAAAATACTCCGACGAGCTCGTCTACGACATCGCCAACGACAAGCGGCAAGGTATGTCTATTGAAATGCTCGCGAAAAAGTACCATCTTACCGAGAGTCAAGTAGAGTATATCGTGTACAAGCGTTTGAGAAAGGAAAACGAAGAAAGAGGACTCGACAAAGACGCCGTAGTCACACTGACTGTAGTCGACTCAAAACCCGAAGAACAGTCCACATCCGCAAGCATCACCGTTAGCGGAGTCACTAGCAGTGGGGAAGTCAATCTGCAAGAAACTCCAACCGAGGTTCCCGCCCCTCCTACCAGTTGGTTTAAGAGGGTATGGCGGTTCTGGTTCGGCTAATCTTAGACCGCGTATAAACGCCGCTAGACTACTCACAACACGCACCCCTACCCTTGCCCTACGGTGCTTCTAAAACCCAACTCGACGCTCGGTACACGCTCCATGGATTCAATGAAAGATAAGAAAGCAACAGAAAGTGCTGTGATAGAACAGCAGATAAAGGATTATCTCAAGCAAGGTGGTCGAATCAAAAAGATTCCTCCAGGCGAAAGTGCTGAAATCAACACCGGCAAATTGCATCTTCGCAAGGAGTCAAAACGCAATAAATCACCGTTACTTGACAAACTATGGAAAGACAAATACTGAGCTTTGCTATATAGGAGCAAAAGTTGGATAACATAAAAAACGATTTTTAACTTTCTCCAATATACAATATCACACTATATCAGTGTAATCAATGAGTTAGGTTAAAATGAGTTCAATAAGTACAATATCTTGAATGTATATTCGTGTCCGCGCGACGATTTTTGAGGTTAAATTTGAATTTTAACTTTTCCGCAAATTCCCCTATTATGTAAAGTGTAGAAACTCACTGGGATTGGTAATGGCTCTCGCAAAAGCTACTCACAAAAACACTCTGGATATCGTGGCAAACCCACGTCAAGAAAAGCAGATCACACCCAAGCAAGAGGAGTTCTGCAAAATCTATGTTTGCGAAGACGTCAGCCAGACAGAAGCCGCCCTCCGCGCTGGCTACTCTAAAAAGTCAGCCCATGCTATCGCTTCACAACTGCTCAACGGTCGTAACTTCCCCCATGTTGTAAGAAGAATCGCTGAGCTCAAGCAAGAGTTGGCTCATAAGTACGAGGTCACCTTTGAGGGTCACGTCAAAAAGCTCGCTGAGTTGAGGGATGCCGCACTTCAAGGAGGAAACTTTGCGGCGGCAGTCGCGGCAGAAAAATCTAGAGGCCAAGCCGCTGGGATTTATATAGATCGTAAAGAAATACTCCACGGAAGGATTGACCAGATGAGTAAAGAGGAAGTATTAAAAGAAATCCAAAAACTCCAAGAGGATTTCCCAGCACTCGCCGCTGTATCCTCTGGCAATCTAGTCATCGAAGGGGAAGTGACAAAACAAGAGTAAAAGAGGGTTGCTCCTCTAAACCTCTTAAAACATACTGTATATGTGCCCAGCAGGGTGCATCTTCAACAACTCATAGAAAGGAGTTTTGTTATGGATATACACTGTCGCTTCTGCGGCGAACCTTGGGATCATGATTGCCTACACGAATTTGGTGATTATGAGAAGCGAGGCAAGCTGTTTGCTCAGTTCGGTTGCACTGCTCTACAGGATGAGGCAACCCCTACCGATAAATGCTCTAATGGTGTGGTTGATGAGAGGGCCGCCGCTTACGCGATAGCGGCACAACTCTTTTCTGACTATCCCGAGGACTGGGTGGAGTTATGAACTCCACCTTCTTTTGGAATGAACGACCAACGGAGGCGAATGAGAACGTGTTAGGATTTCAACCGCTAATCATTCCGCTGAGCTCAGAAAACTCTGAACGCGAAAACGATCCATGGATGCGTCTGATCATGGATTACAGTACCGACCTAGAACGCTACTCTATCTACGAAGAAGTTGATTGGGACACAGGTGAAACTGAGAGGTTCAACCTGCGAGTGTTCTCTGGTTTTGACAATGCGTATCAAGAACTCAAGGAACGATGCAAGACATACTACGTCAACCTTGAAGAATTCCTTAGTGAAGAGGAGGTATCCCATGTCCTTAAAGACATATGAGTGGACAAAGCGGTTAGGTCAACAGCACCTATCAATAAACGATTCTAGCACGACGCTCTGCGGTAAGCCGATGCTCGGTAACAATTATGCGACTGTGTTGGATGATGACGAAAAAACTCCATGCGACCAGTGTTATGAAGTCTTGGAAGGGATAGCCTCACATGGCGAAGCCTGAGTCGCAACTCTGGTCTAAATTTAAGGAGGGAACGCTCGGTCTCGGGGTGTATTGGACACGCCTCGAGACATGGGCGACTCCAGGAATCCCTGATGTACATGGCATCAAAGAAGGCAAGTCATTCTGGGTCGAACTCAAGGTCTCTAAATTAAAGTCACTAAACAAAGTTGACTTGCGGCCTCATCAAATCGCATGGCAAACCCGATACTCTAGCCATGGAGGGTCTGTCTGGAACTTGGTTGCCCAGCCCTCCTCCCGACTCCTCAAATTATTTCGGGGGGAAAGAGCCATGGAGCTTGGGGAGGGAACGAAGAACCGTGAGGAGTTGACCCCTGATTGGGAGACGGGGACACCGTATGATTGGAAGGGTCTCGTTGATTATATTGTCTCCCATTCTTGAGGAAGAAAGATAATGATCCATGACCCATTGTGCAATCTTCGTGAATCATCATCATTCATCCTTGTCTCTTTTCTTCCCTTCCCCTCCCTTCTTGATGAAAGACGATGAGCCGTGATGCGTGAGCCATGACTGGGAAATCCTCTTCTATCATCCTCTGTCCATGAACCATGGACCATTATCAATTTTCCTCCCTTTCCCATTCCAGAAGAGATCAGATGATTGACGATGATTGATGATTCAGGGGGCATGGACGATGATTGATGATGAGGCGGTTCTTGACCGATTAAGAAAGACGCAAAAAGACTGGTAATGATTAATAATGAGAGTATAGTGAACCTATACAGCAATGGTGCTGTATGACATGATCTCGTAGAAAGGAGTACATCATGGCCGTAGCAAAGAAGAAAGTCGCGCCGACTCAAAAGGCAACTGTCAAGTCTGCTGAGCTAGTTGTCACAGATGCGGAAATCTCTTACGCTGAAATCTTTCAGTTTGTCCAGGAACACGCCGGAGGCAACGAGGCCAACGTAAAAATCGTGGCTCTCGACAATGTCGATGCCGACAGCGCCCAGCCAGTCCCGTTCGGGTACGGTGGTCGCTCCGGTGGCGTCCGCCAACAGATCCAAGACTGGATGTTGAAAGGTGTCGACGGTGACACGTCGCTCAAGGCTGTTCTCAACAAGGCCGCGCCTCTTGGTCACTCGCGCAAGAAGCCAGTCTGCCTCCACGCGCTCATGCACGGTGGCTACAGTCCCTCGTCTAAATACTGGATGACACCGTTCGTCAAGCTAGTTGTCCAAGGTTAGTGTGTGACTGGGGGAGCTTCGGCTCCCCCTTTTTTTGACGCCGGTGTAGAAGATTCTTGAGGACGCGTCCATCCCATCCTGTCCCTTTCCCATTCTTCTCCCTTTCCTGAGAAGATGATTTGCGAGGACGACACCTATAGCGTATATCTATACGCTATATTCAATATCCCTCTTTCTCTAGGGGGTTGTTTCACAAAAAGTCTATTGCCATAATTGGTTTGTGCTTAGGCACACACACTCATCCTATAGAAAGAGGACAAGTTATGTTAGTCACAAAGAAATCTCAACTCACTGGCAATATCCACACCATTGACATCCCCAACCTGACCGACGAGCAGGTTGACGCTTGGATGACAGGCACGTTCATTCAAGACGCCATGCCTCATATTAGCGCGGACCACCGCGAGTTCCTCATGACAGGCATTACGTCTGACGAGTGGGACCGCGTCTTTGGCGACGACGAGTAAGGGGGCAGTCATGCGTATTAAGGATGCAATAGCGGGAGTCTTGTTCATTCTAGGTTTGATAGGTGTCATGGGTATCGTAGGTAATGAATCGCTTGACATCGCGTTGGTGGCACTGTACTCAGTGCCATTCTTGCTCATGATGTGGGCAGGGAGTGTCTTAGCATCGTGGCGGTAATCAACCTATTGATAATGTTTATCTGTCTCGGGGTCTTGGTCACTTGGATCATTAACAAGTGACCATCCCTTCCCTTTCCCATTCGACTAAAGACTCATGTGAGATACACCGAGGAGGGGTGTATGTATATGTCAATAATCATCAAAAATCTTTTTTCAAAATAGGGTGTACATTGTTCACTATTGTAGTAATATGTTCATGTGCCTAGCGGCACACACACTAACTCACATAGAAAGGTGAAATTATGAAAGCTAAGACTACAAAGAAAACCGCAACCGCTCAAGTCACTGTCGCCGAGTTCACTGGTGGCAAGGATGTCTCCTACGCTCAGCTGTGGTCGTGGGTCAACGAGCAGGCAGGCGGCAACCTGCATAATGTTGCAGTCGTCGCCCTGCCGAATGTTGAGGCTGACTCAGCCGCTCCGGTTCCGTTCGGTTACAATGGCAGGACCGGCGGGGTTCGCGCCACTATCCAGAACTGGCTCTTGCAGGGTGTTGACGGCAACACTAGCCTCGCCGCTATACTGGCCGCCGCCAAGCCGCTCGGCCACAGTAGCAAGAAGCCTGTCTGCCTCATGGCAATGTTGCAAGGCGGCTATAGCACTAGCTCCGCAACATGGGGTACGCCATACGTCAAGCTGGTTGTCCAGCCCCAAGCTCAGTAAGCAAGGGTCGTGCCAAAAGCCTCCGCTCCGGCGGGGGCTTTTTTGTGCCTGCACCCCCCGCCCCCCCGCACCCCCCCTGAGAGACGACACTCATATGGTTAGGCGTAGGCTAACC